TCTAACATCTTGTCCGCCTGCATATAAACCAAGTACTTCTGCATCTGTTAAAGCTCTATCCCAGATAGCCGCATCGTCTATTATTCCATCAAAGTTATATGAATCTGCATATGTCGTATCTTTACCTACTGCAAAATCTCCATCGGTATCGGTGGCAGAACCACTTGCCGTTACTTCTTTCATCTTTACCCCATTAACAAATATGGAATGTGTGGTTGCACTACTGTTATAAACCCCTACTATGTGATACCAGTTTCCTGCTACAACTGGGGTATCTGATTCAACCTGATCATCTCCAGTCAACCCCTGCAAGTCAAACTTTGGTCTGTACTCACCATCTAGGTACATTCTTTTAAGTGTACCAGCACCTCTCTTACACATAATATTTGAGTTACCCACCAACGATTCTGGTTTAACCCACACACTCCATGTTTGAGAACCTGATATCTCAAGATTGGCACAAGAAGCATTGGCTATTGATAAATATTCATGTGAAGAATACTCAAAATCTCCCCCGTTTCCAAACTTTGCTGCAACATAATCTGGTGCTGCTGAAGTTGTTAAAGTATAACTATTTCCACTACTATCAGTACCATCACTCTCAAGTCTCCAGTACCCCTGTAAGTTAGCATCGTTTAAAAGATAATTAGTATTTATTTCTTGTCCCTGAGTATTTGAAAAGGTGTTCGCCAGTATATTATCCTCGTTTAAGAGAACTGGAAAGTTAGTAAGATTGGCAGAGCCACTTACTTTAGTATTATCAATCGTACATTTTTGTAATAGTGTCCACGAAGTAGGAAATGCCATAACTATATTATACCTTGATAGACGCTAGTTTTTAAGGATCAGCCTAAATCAAACTTGTGTGTAATAGAGAGTACGTCGCCACTTACTACGTTGACAGCAGCAAACACCTGTCTATTTAATAAAACACCAGCTGATGCCGCATTTAACACACCTGATTCTGTAACTGCTACTGTACCTGTTACTGTGAACTCTTTAAGTAACTGTGCTGTGTCATTAGTAACATCTGTGGTTTCTCTTGAAGCTGTTGCAGATGCTCTTGCAAGCCCTGAATCTGTAGTTTCAGTTTCCAAAGTTGTATTTCCTACTGCTGCTCCTGTTGTTCCAGTACCAACAGCGATATAAGTAAACGCTGCTTCTGCACCAGAGCCGTTAAGTCTTGATGCAACACCTGCAAAACCCGCATTAGTAATTAAGTTTGAAATACTCATTACAGTATCTTTTCTACCTAATAAGAATGGGATCTTTGGAAAATGTGGGGAAACAATACCTTTATTTAATAAAAATGCGAATAACTTATTTGGATTGAATATGGATTTGTATGTCCCATTCTTTCCTAAAACCCTAATATCTATGTTTTGTTTAATTCTAAATCTTGCTCTCATAGTGTTATTTTATCACAATCAAATACTTTTATAAATCTGTTCCGTCTGCCCACTTAGTAGGTACGTGTCCTATTACTTCACGATCATAGTTTCCTCTTTTTAGAGTACTCGTTGCTGTTGCTAGATCCTTGTCGTAATTTCTCTCGTTCTCTGATAACGGTATAGGCTTCTCTCTTGACTCTTTATAGTCAATGATGACTCCTTTAGCCCACATTCCGTGTAAAGCTCTTGGGATGCCGTGTGTGGTCACAGAGGGATCTTCAGACAGGTCAGTCGTACTAGATAAATCTGTAATTGGTGTTGGATAGGTATTTATCCACGCTTTTAGACCATCAGTGACTTCGGTGATTGTTCCCGAATATATATAAATGGATTTTCTAAGTAAATCATAAAAAGCATTACCTTTTTCATTTTCAAATTGGTTTGTAATATCATTCTCAGTAGATATAGGTACTTTTATGCTTGTTAAATCAATTTCGTATAAGGGAATAAAATTAGTTCCATCTAGTTTTACTTCCACTCTTTTAATTCTTGAAATAATATCGTCGTCAAACGGGTATTCTCTTTGATTAGCAACAAGACTCGTAGTCATTGGAACAAGTAATATATCCTCATCAACTGATAGAATTTTTCTTGCCATTTCATCTTGTCTTACTTCCATATACGCCAAAATCTCCGCATCCGGAAATGTAGTGGAGTTGGTTTTAGTTTTATATCTAACGTATGTAGCCAATTTTGCGGGGGTCATATACTTATATTATACCTTAATATTAGTTACCTGCGTCTATCACTTGACCGTCTGCTGATATTGCTTTCCAATAAACACTAAATTTAACAACACCTGCATCGGTGTCTGCTGTTTTAGTTGTTAAGATAATATCATTTCCGTTTAGTAAATAGATAGGATAGTTATCTGCTGCCGCTTCCTCATCTCCGATAACAAAATAAGTTGCTGGTGTAGAGTTGTTTAACCAAATTTCACCATCGTCTAAATTTGTCATTGTAGTTATAGGCATAAAGATTGCTGTAGCACCGGTTATTCCTACCTCATCAGTAGAACCCGCACCAGTACAATCAGTTGTACATTCTGCAACAACCCTAACTTGAACTAATCCTGTAACAGTAAATAAAACCCCACCATCTAATGCACCACCGTCATTTCCCCAAGCATTTGTCGTAGCACCTGCAAAGGTAACTGTCTTTGTTGCCAAAAATGGTAGTTCGGAATAGATAGGGTATCCGTTACCATCTAGTCTTTGACTTGCATCCGTGTAAGGACTTGACATATTTAATATTCTTTCTTTAACTTGATACGCCTACAGCCCTACCCATAAAGGGTAGAGCCATAGTTTCAGTTTCTATTAAGAGGCAATAGATAGGCCTGATGCTGCATATGATGCTGCGGAATCTGGAGCCATACTATAAATAGTCTCTCCTGTTGTTCCCATCACTGTTGTCGCTACAACCGCACATCGTGAATCCAAGAAGATTGCACCGTCTGTTTGAGCTGTAGTGAAGTCAATAGCTGCACCTACGTTTGCTGCACCCAGAGGGTTATTGAAGAACGTACAGTTTTTGAACATTAACATTCTTTCAACGTCATCTGCGTTAGCACCCAATACGAACCTGTTAGCTGCGTTTCCACCTTTTCTTGCGAACACACAATCTGTAAAGACGTTGTCTCTAAGCTGTTTTGTTCCAGATGGGGCTATGTTTTTACTTGCTAAGACACAAGGTCTTGCAATCGCACCAACTATTTCGTTAGCGGTTGTACCGAAGTAACAACCTATGTATTGAGTAGAATCACCATTAGAAACGTGTTCTGCTGCTCCAGCTACGTCTAAGTTGTCGCTGTTGTAGAACTCACAGTTCCTATAGATTGTGTACTCACCTGATTCTAACTGTCCATAAAGTGATTCAGCCTTGTCGTTGCCGTTATCAAACTTTATGCTGTCGTATGTGTTACCAACCCCAGTGTTTAACAAAACACCTACATCGGTAGCAACTGCTGTTGAACCCATTGTTATACGAGTTCTTGCACCCATACCTAAAGAACCAGCCCTCATGCTCATTCCAACAAAGTGAACCCTGCTCTTAGCAATAGTTAACATTGAGGTTTGTGCGTGAGCTGCGTTTGCGGATAAGAAGATTATGTCATGCCTATTGCTTGTTACAGCAGAGTAAGCACTAGCGATTGTATTATGAACCGCCAAAGTTCCATCCTGATATTGCTCTTGATACTTGTCAAAAAACTCTTTGTAATTACTATCCGCTACTGGGATAACGTAATACTTATTGCCTGTTGTTATAGGCATACCAGAACTGTCCAACCCCAATAGGGCTTTTTCTAACTCTAAATCGCCTTGTGAGGCGTGTAGATATTTACTCATTTTATTTCTTTCTGTCTCACCCCACCCACCACTGAGTGGGGATTAACGATTAATTACTAATTACTTAACCTAGTGCTACAATACTGCACTGTTTACTTGATACATTAACATCTGTGTCAAGACCGAAGATGAATCCGCTAGAAGATGGTGTAATACCATTAGAGGTAACAAGAGTTCTTGTTCCTGCTGCTACAGTTACTATACCTTCTGCATCTGCCATACCTTCATACCACTCTATTTGAGTTCTATCTGTCTCATTTACAACCTTTACATATCTAGGAGTAAACCCAGTTGTAAAAGTATAGGCTGCTGTTGTTCCAGTGTCTAAATAACTTGCGGTAAACATACGTTGTACGTTTAACGGTTCTCTTTCTGTTATTGTTTGCGCCATAATATTTTCCTTTAATTAACTTATTACACTAAACCTAATTTCTTAGGCTGAAACTCCGTGGTGTACTACAACCATAAAGTTCTCATTTAAGATTTTACCTACGAATGTAAGTTTCCATCCACTTGTCGCTCTTTGATCAAGAGGATCTGCTGTCCCTGCTGAACCTAAAGGTTTAACAATGTTCTTTAAAGTCTCACCACTGATACGAGTTTGTCCATAAGCGTTTTGTGCGATTATCAATGAATAGTGAACATCGTTGGAATCTGCACCACCTGCTGAAGAAACATAGGCATTGGTAGACATTATAAATCTAACATTTCCTACTGCACCTATCTCATCCATCATTGCTGTGGACTTGTTAGGGTATTTCTCTAGAGGAACCCACCCAGTAGCATCATCTAAGTCGTAAGCTGTATCTTCCGATACGATTCCTACAAAAGACTTTCCGATAGGTACTGTGTTATAACCCGTTGATGGGTTAACCATTGAGGTCATAGGTCTTGCGTTGTTACCACGAAGCGTTCTTACTGCTTCTTTAACTTCTGCTCTGTTAAGAACCATTGCTGAGGTAATGTCAGTATCGGCTGCTGCAGTACTTGCGTACTGAATAGTCGTTCCGGCTGCTAAGACTGCTCTCATTAACTGATCAATAGAATCTCCTGCCTGATCTCCCAAGATCTCTGCGGTCTCGGTTAAGATAGGATCGTAAGTCTCCATTTGAACTTTATCAGTCAATGTTACATAGTCACCATATTGAAGTGTGGTTGCTGTCACATCAGTTACGCTTAATGCGGTTCCTGTTGGGGTTACACCTTCCGTTAGGGCTGTGGTATTGGCTGTCAAGTTACCATATTGTCTAAATTTGATAACATTTGTCCCAGAGTTACGAGGAATATCTCTGATCTGTGCGAATCTTGTGTGTACGAAAGCAGGTATTGCTCTCTCTAACAAGGCTCTGCCATAGAAGTTATTAACCTCTGCTGGTATTTCTGTTCTAG